TACGCAACCAGAAACCAAGTGAAGGCAGCTCTCCGCATTGGAACGGCTGACACCCTTGATGACGACTTGATTGATAACTGTGTTGGTGCAGCGTCACGTCTGATTGATGGTTATTGCAATCGTAAGTTCTGGCAGAGTGGTACGGCATCCCGTGTGTATCAGGCTGAGGATTCGTTCTACTGTTCCATTGATGACATCGCTGGAACAGCAATCACACTCAAAACATCTTCACAGGCTGACGGAACTTTTGACGTTACATGGAAAGTATCTGACTATCAGCTTGAACCATTGAACGGAAACCTTGACGGGTTGACGTGGAGTTACGACAAGATTCGTGCTGTAGGTGATTATCTGTTCCCGACTGTCAATGCGAACTATGGTGAGCAGGCTTTGGTTCAGGTGACTGCTGTGTTTGGTTGGCCTGCTGTGCCGGAGCCTGTAACGCAGGCAACGATCATTCAGGCTTCACGCATCTTCAAACGCTACGACTCGCCTTTGGGTGTAGTCGGATTTGGCGATCTCGGACAAATCCGTGTGTCTCGATACCTTGACCCTGATATGGCTCAGTTGGTTGAACCGTATCGTCGTATGCGGATATTTGCATGAGCTATTCAGTCACAGAAATTAAGACTGGTATCGCTAACGCATTAGCCACGATCCCAGGCTTACGGGCTTACGCTCAGCAACCAGACAATATCAACGCTCCGTTCGCTTGGCCTATGTTGGAATCAATCACCTATAACGGGGCGATGCGTGGCGGGTTGGTCACCCATATCTTTACTGTTTCGGTAGTTGTGGGCAGGTCGGCGGAGCGTACCGCCCAGACTGCTTTGGATGGGTATTTGTCCTATGAAGGTACGACTTCGGTTCGTGCAGCGTTAGAGGCTGACCGGTCTTTGGGTGGGGTGGTTCAGAATCTCCTGGTTGAGTCTGCGTCGAATATTTCCACGATGGATGGCAACGATGCGACCTATCTGATGGTTGACTTCCGTGTGGTGGTGTACGCTTAGTCTGTTGATTCGTCGTCCTGCTGGCGTGTAGAGTTTTATTAGTTAATCTTCGAGTGCCGTGAGGCAGGAGTATCAAATATGGCAAAGCAAGTTCTCACAAACGTAGCGGTCACCTTCGGCACAGCGAACACCGACATCACGTCGTATGTCGCATCAGTAACACTCAACCTGACAAAGGCTGAAGTTGCTACAACATCGTTCGGTTCATCCGGTGCGGTAACACGTATCGCAGGTCTCGCAGACAACTCAATCACACTTGATCTGCATCAGGATTATCCAACGATTGAGAAATTGTTCTACGATGCTTGGAATGCTGGTACTGCTGTACCAATGACAGTCAAGCCAAACGGAACTGGTGCTGCTTCTTCCAGCAATCCATCGTATGCGTTTGACGTTCTCCCGTTAACTTGGCAGCCAATTCAGGGTGCTATAGGCGACCTAGCTACCGCCTCTGTAACGTATCCAATCAATGGTGCAGTAACTAAGACCGGTACTGGCGCATAACTTTTCTAGTTAAACCTTAACCCTGCGGAGGAAAAATGAAAATAGCGTTAGAAGTAACGTCGTCATTGGATCAATCAAAGCGCACAATTATTGCTGCGTTCCCAGACTTCATCGCCTTTGAACAGAAGTTCAGTAAGAGCGTTGCAAAGTTTGAGGCCGAACTAACTCTCACCGATTTAGGTTTTTTGGCTTGGCATTCTGAACATCGTCAGAAACGTACTGGTTTAGATTTTGATTCGTGGATTAACGAGATTGAAGCATTGGAGTTGGGTAACCAAGCTGACGCTGTGATCGTCCCTTTGGAGATCAGTCAGCCCATTGGATGATTGCGTATCTGTCTGTTGAGACAGGTATCGCTCCTTCGGTGTTGCTGGCAGAAGACCCTCGAATGTTGTTCACGATGTTTGCTTATTTGCGTTGGAGAGCAATTCATCTAAACAAGTAGTCTTGCTGTATGGCGGTTTTTGGTAGAGCAGGTCAGGCCACTATTACTGGTGGTAATGATGCGATTCAGATACAAGGTATCTACGAGTTTTTGCGTGATGCTTCTAAGGCTGATAAACGCTTTGACGGGGAGATGCGTAAAGCAGCTCAGGTCGTCGCACAGTTGTTGGTTGATAAGGCTAAGGCTGAGGCTGCGACTGTGACTCGTTCTCGCCAGGCGACTGAGGTCATGAAGGGTATGCGGGCTAGGAGTGACCGTATTCCTACGGTGAAGTTGGATCATAAGTCTGGGTTTGTGTCTGCTTCTAATCCGAACCGCAAGCGTAAGCGGAAAGTCACCAGAGGTGATGTGTTCTTTGGTGCCGAGTTCGGTGGACAGGCACGACCTAGGACGAAACAGTTCTTGCGCCATCGTGGGCGTTCGGCGTACTTCTTCTGGCCTACTGTCCGTAAGGAAAAGAACAATATCGCTACTCAATATTTGGACGCTATTCAGAAGGTTTTGAATACCCTAAAAGATTCTTGACTTTGGCTGAGTTTCCTGTACCCTCTAGGTAGGAGGGGTTATGGCAGTTCTGTTCAAGAATGTGAAGTCTATTTATCCAAAGCCGTTGGCTTCGTCTTGGGTGCAGTTGAAAGAGCTGTTGTCGTTCCATGAGGAGAACGATGTCAAGCAGGCTGGGTCGTTGTGGTCTCCGGTTGAGTATGACGCTGGTACTACCAGAGGGAACCGTAATGTCAGGTTTGTTGAGGCGTTGGTTGTGGACATGGACGGTGAAGCGTTTGACCATGCTCGGCTTGATGGTTTGGAATGGTTTGCGTATTCAACTTATTCGCATCGGTTGGATGATCCTCACTATCACCTTGTTTTGCCGTTAGCGGAGAAGGTGCCTGCGTCGTTGTGGCGTGTGGTGTGGCAGGAGTTGCATGACCGTATCGGGTTGGTTGGTGACCCTCAGACTAAAGACCCTGCTCGTATTTTCTATCTACCTCAACACGCACCTGATCAGCCGTTTGAGTTCCATGAGGGTCATGGTGTGTTGTTGGATTCGTCGTTCAGGTTGGATGTTGAACTTGTTGTCAATCCTGTGTCGCCTCGCTCAAAGCAGGTGCGTCAACCTCGTCAGCGTCGTGCTGGTTCAGAGGTATTGGATGAGGCTTGGTGGAATGCGCCTGTAGATATTTCTCGTTGGGATGGCCTGACAGGGAAGGCTTTGTATTCTGCGATGCTTGATGAGTTTGTTGCTTTGCGGAATGGGTTGTCTGTTATTGAGTAGAATCGTCGCATGGCTGGTGAGCGGACGTTCGTTGTTAAGTTTATTTCTGATACCGCTGCAGCCAAAGCAGGACTGAAACTTCTATCCGGTGACATCAAGGGTTTCGGGAATCAGGTCTCTAAGACTGCTCCGTTGTTTGGGGCTTTAGCGATTGGGGCTACCGCAGCATTCGGTGCTATCGCTGTTGGAATGACCAAGGCAGTCAAGGCTGCGATGGAAGACCAGAAGTCGCAGGCTGAGTTGCAACGTCAGCTGGAGAAAACCTTTGGAGCCAATGAAGCGTTGACTGCTTCTGCTGAACGATACATATCGGTCACACAACTTCGCACCGGAAACTCCGACGTGGAACTTCGAGACTCGCTAGGCACGTTGGTTCGAGCAACAGGTGACCTCACACAATCGCAATCGTTGTTGAATACTGCTCAAGATATTTCTGCAAGCACAGGGAAAGACCTGAATACTGTGAGCCTCGCATTGGCTAAGAGTAGCCAGGGTCAGTTTACAGCGTTATCAAAGTTGGGTATTCCGCTCGACGAGAACATTAAGAAGTCGAAAGACTTTGAGAAGGTTGTTGGCCTACTCAATGACCAATTTGGTGGTGCTGCGGAAACCGCTGCAAATACGTTCGGTGGACAGTTAAAGATTTTGCAAGGTCAGTTCGGTGAGATTCTAGAAACCATTGGTGCAGCCCTTCTGCCATATCTACAAAAGTTTTCTGACTTCTTAGTTAAGAACGTGGCACCAGCAATTCAACGTGTCACCTCAGTCATTGGCGAGAAAGGTTTGGTTGCAGGTTTCCAGCAACTCTTATTCGAATCAGGCAAGGCTGGGTCAGGTGTAGCAGCAGTATTCAAGGCTGTCGCCATTGCAGCTGCTAACGCTGTAAACATAATTGCGAAGGCCTATTACATCACTAGCGCAAACTTCAAACTTCTCAGCCGTGACTTTGTAGGCGCAGCAAAAGACTTCTACAAAGCAACCAACGACTACATCAATGTTGATGAGGTGGGTAAAAAGTTTGACGCAATCGCTGTGCCTATCAATAACTACAAACAAAGTATTCGTGACACGATCAACCAGCAAAGCAGTTTCAAGGGTTCGGTTGAGGAGTTGGCTGGGGATCAAGGTTTAGGGAAACTTACTAAAGTTTTGAAGACTGTTAATGAAAAGAAAGCCGAATACAATAAGAGCCTTGAAGCGTCTGGGCGTTTGCAGGACAGGTTGAATAAGGCGAGCAAGTCTGAGGAGAAGTCGCTTGCTTCGTTGACTGATGCGAATACAAACCTGGCTAACGCTAAGGCGAAGTTGGCTCAGATTGAGCGTGGCTTTGGTGCTGGTTCACCGGAGGCTATTGCAGCGCAAAAGGAGTTGGATAAGGCTCAGAGGGCGCAGGAGCGGGCGACGTTTGCGGTTGAAGAGGCTATCTATTCGGTGGCTGATGCTGAGAAAAATCTGGCTGATGTTCGTAAAGACCCTGAGTCTTCACCTATGGATGTTCGTCGAGCAGAGTTGAATCTTGCTGAGGCGAAGTTGTCTGTGAAGGATGCGATTGATTCTCAGATTGATTCGACTAAGGAGTTGAATGACCAGCAAACTTTGTTGAATGAGACTGTGTATGGTGCGACGGTTGGTTCAATTCTTTACGATGAGGCGTTGGCTGATGTGACTGAGGCGACCAACGATCAGGTCGCAGCGTTTGAGGCTTGGGAAGAACAGGTCAAGGAAACCAAGGACGCTCAGGATGAGTTCAATAAATCGTTGCAGGCGACAGCTGATCTGATTGCCAAGTATCCGAAGGTTTTGGGTGGGATGCCTAATCCGATGGCTGGGGTGACGAGCCAGGTGCCGGTGACGGCTGGGGGTGGGTTTGCGTTAAGGCCGAATGATACGTATCAGATCAATATCAATGCTGCGATTGCGGAAGGTGGTTTGCCTCAGAAGGTGGTTGAGGCGTTGCAGTCGTATAACCGTACTAAGGGCAGAATCCCTGTGACGGTTAAGTAGGGGCTGGGGATGGCTGTTGTTGTTCCTAATTGTGGGACTTATATGGTTGAGTTGGATTACGGTTCTACAACCAATTTTTTTATTTTGGATGACAGTTTGCGTGGGGTTCTTGATAACACTTTGTATGTGTTGGATGGCACCACCGATTTTCAGGATGTGACTGCGTTTGTTAAAGGTGTGTCTATTAGGCGTGGTCGTCAGAACAAGTTTCGTGATCCAACAGGTCAGGCTTCGACTGCGACTATTTTGATTGAGGATTCGGATTACAGGTTCAGTTTGGTCAATGAAAGTTCTCCGTATTGGAACACGTCTAAGAATAGGTTGGGGTTTGAGTTGAACTCTGGTGTACGGATTAGCCGTAATGGGGTTTATCTGTTTGTTGGTGTTATCACCCAATACAGTCAGTCGATTGAGAAACCTAATAGGTCTGTTGTAACAGTTAATTGTTCTGATGCTTTGTTCACTTTGAACAACCGCAAAATCGCTCAGAACCCTGTTGTTGCTCAACGATCCGATCAACGCATCGCTGCTGTGTTTGACAATGAAAACCTTTTCACTCAACCTGGGCAACGCCAACTTGAAACAGGTATAGCCAACCTAGGTAACGCTCCTATTGACGCATCATCATCTATTTTGGAGTATTTGTTGCGCATCAATAACTCTGAGCAGGGGCGCATTTTCATTAAAGCCGATGGCACTTTTGCGTTTGATCGTCGTCTTGTTGGGGAGTTAGAAAACTTTGATGCGATTTTGTCTGATGCTGGTGGTACAGCAATCCCATATTCTTCGTTTGAGATTGTGAACACTTAATGGCTTTTTTCCAAGATTTCGTTATCACCATTGATGAAGCTGCATTGGCTGCAATCCTTGCAGACTTTTATGCTGTACCAACCGCCGAACGACCAAATGATTTCACACCAACAAACCCATCAGTAGTCAACACGGTAAACGTTGCTATTACCCCACCAATCCCCACCACCGGTGACCTTCAACCAACCATTGACTTCGCTCAAGCCGTAGTTTCCGAATCGGTAGCAGAGTTCGGTACACAAGAAACTCCACTCGTAGTCACGTTGCTTGAAACCTTGGATGATGCTGGTGACCTTGCAGGATATTTAACTCGTCCTGTACCGGCATTCTGGTTCGGCAACATCGAAATTGTGATGAACGGCCTCACCAATGCCCAACGAACCACCATCACCAATCTTGATATTGGCTCACAAATATCGGTCACCAAAACCTTCCCAGCCCCATCCAGCCCCGCCTCAGTCACCCAGCTCATGGCACTCGAAGGCATCAGCCACGACATCACCCCAGACCGTCATATCGTGACCTTGTACACTAACCCTGCTCGCATCTATCATTACTTTGTTTTGGATACTGACAAACTCAACGACCTTGCACAAGGTTTAGGATAAGATAGGAAGCACTATGGCAACACCAACAACCCTGCCCGCCACGTTCGTATCGGGGAATACCCTCCTCGCTTCAGAATTAAATGATCTACGCGGTGCGTTTCGCATCTTGCAAGTCGTTGAAGGAACATACTCAACTTCTACATCTTCATCATCTGCAACGATGGCTGATACTGGCTTATCCGCAACGATTACACCATCATCAACTTCAAGCAAAATCTTGGTTTACGCAAATCATTCTGTTTGCCAAAAAGGTTCTGCCAATTTGGGAAATAGAATTGATTGTCAAATTGTTCGCGGTTCAACAGCAATAGCAAACCTGTATTCCCAATTTTTTAATGGCGTGGCAAACGATCAACGAGGTGGAATAAGTTTAATTAAGTTAGACAGTCCAAATACGGTTTCTGCGACTACTTATAAAACGCAATTTGCAAACGGTGCTGGTGTT